ACACTTGTGGATAGAAAGGAGAAAGAAATGGAAAAAGAATATTACGAAAGCTTATTTAAACGAATAGATCCCTATCATTCAGTGGCTTATTTAACGGAAGAGTTTCACCCGAGCTCACCCTTTTGGGACGATAAGGAATTTATTAATAAATCACTTTCGGTAAAAGATAAGAGTTTCCCTGTCTGGCAAGACGCATTACAAACAGTGGTTTTTGTTGACGACGAGTATACTTATGTAGTGAACTATTCTATTTGTTACGACGGACACATATCACCGATGCATGTGTGTTTAGTAATGCGATTAGATAAAATATTAGAAGAAGATGAATAGAGTACCGCGAATCAAAGAGCCCGTTAACGCGGGCTTTTTTATAGGCGATAGTCGTTTTACTGCTTTTAATCGCGTGTAAATTCTAAGGTATAATATACCCCTAGCTATACGCTAGGATTTTAACTAAGAAAGGAAGAAAGAAATGGAAAATATTAATAATAAAATAATCAAAGAGCTGAAAGAAAAGATAGCGACTACTAAAGAATTGGTAGACGCTGCTAATAAACGTAATGAGTTCTTTAATTACTGGATGGTTTGTTACGAGTCGAAGTCGTTTAATGCTATGGATTTGTTTTACCCTGACCTATCTAGTGCTGAACTCGAGTTCAATCCGTCGGAGTTGTATAGTAATTCTTATCAAAAAACTGAGTCCTATTATGAAACAGGTGGGGCTGATTGTTTTGATAATATCCCTGTTAAGTTTCGTGATGGTCCTTTGTTTATAGCTTTGAGTCATCAAGAAACTTATGGTCGTAATGCTTTGTTTATACCTACTGCTAATATTACTGGCGCTAATAGGGGGCTTTATCAAACTCTTAAAAAGTTTGCTCCTAAATCTACTAAAACTCGTAATTACTTTCCTGAATCGTTTTATAATGAAAATAACTACTCGTTAGTTAATCCTATGCGTTCAGAAGTCACTCATGCTGTAATCCTTTGGGAGTCTAATCAAGATGGTGATCAAGATGTCGTAGTTCGTTGGATGCATGAAAGTTGGGTAAATTACTCTGAGTTTATCTCTGTTAATGAAGTCCTTGAACATCTTTGGAATGGTGTGAGTTGTTACGAATTGGGTGTAGACTTTTATTATTAAAGGAGAGAGCTATTAGAAAAGTCCTATTAGTAGTTTTAGAAAATAAAAAAGTTTTTGAAAAAACTTCTCGAGAACTACTAATAGAAGTAATAAACTAATAGAATCACGTTAAGAGTCTCGTGGACAGTGGATAGTGTGAAACGAAGGAAGTAATAGAATTCTATTAAACTATTAGAAACAAACAGGTAAGAGAAGGAGAGGGCACGAGAAAACTATTTTATTTATTAATTTTCTATTATTATTCTAATAACTCTATTAGAAACTCTGGAGATAAGAATGAAACAGTTGACCTACACTCCACTTGTACCGTCAGAAGACGGTAACTCACTCATCGACGAAAGCGGTAAGAATTGGCAACCCATAAACTCTAAACAAAAGAAGTTTTGTAGAGAGTACGTCAAAGGGTTAACAGCGACTGATGCTGCCATGAAAGCAGGCTATACGAAGGATCGCAAGGGTGCTAAGACACAAGGCAGTGTTCTACTCAATCATAACCCAGTTGTACGAAACTATCTCATTGAGTTGGAAATGTCACTCGCGGAGAGGGATGCAGTTTCCCTAGAGAGCCACCTGTCCACGCTCCACGATCTACGGGAAGAGGCAAAGGACCAAGGTCAGATATCCGCGGCAATCACAGCCGAGGTTCATCGAGGCAAAGCTGGCGGACTCTACATCGATAGACGAGAGATCCTGACCGCGAAGATCGATCTGATGTCCAAAGACGACATACTCACTCGACTCGAAGAGTTGATCAAGAAACGAGCGACCGAGTCAAACGTGATCGAGGGTGAGTTCTCTCAATCGTAATCTACTCTACTCTATCGCTCTATCACTCTACTCTATCAATCGCTCCGCGATTCATTCCCTCACCCTTACCCTCACTCTATCGCTCTACTCTATCAATCACTCTATCGGTCTATCACTCTATGCCTCGCTCCGTCGGGCGCTCCGCGACCGAGCCACGGGACACGAACCACGAGCCACGGAAAAAAGACGGAATATATATAATTAACTAACATATAATTAATTAATTTATTTTAGCCTAAGGTATTGCATAACTAACTAAAGTATATATAATTACACACATGGCACAGACATAAGACCATATAACTAATAAAAGATAATTATGAAAAATAATAACGAAGTGAAAGCAAACACTAAATCAGCTACAAAAAGAAACCTACCTAAAGGCTCAACTACCAGTTCTAAAGGCGGCAATATTAATCGTAAGGCTTATATATATTTAGAAGATAACTTCTTAGATGTAGCGGATACCTTTCCTTCACAGCTTAGACTGGCTTTAGTAGATATAGTATGGAATCAGTTTAGCGGTGAATGTACTATTGAAGAATTAGACAAAGCTTGGAATGAGTCAGAATACCTAGATATTAACGGCGGCAAGTATAGTCAAGGTATAGTAGGTAAAACAGGGCAAGGCTCATTTTGGGTTCATTATGTAACTGGCGATAGTAAGCAACTATTCACAGAGAAACAGACAGCAAGAAAAGGCTCTCTAACTAATGAAGACTACGCTAAATACATGAGTATTAAATAGTCTAACCTCTCTATAAAAAGGTAGTCTATCGGCTACCTTTTTTTATGCGCGCTATTTAATTAACTAACCCTTACCCTTAAACATACCCTATAAAGCACATAAACGCTCTCTACTAAACGTATATACAAAGCCCTATAAGTAAAGGGGTAACCCCCCTTTTTTGCGCTACGCGGGTCCCACCCGCCCACACCTAGTCTTAGCCTCAGAGTTGTGTATATTTTTCAAATAAAAATATTTTGCGAAAAAATTTTTCCGAGTTATATTATGACAAACTTGTTATCCATTTAACCACTTTACTTATGAAGATCAACCGTTTAACAGAAATTGACGTAGAAAAAGAATACGACAAAGTAGACGACGATTACCAAGTTCTTTCTGACATAATACAAGACCTATATCAAAAAGGTTCAACCGTCGATCCTGAAACTTATGCTTTTTTAAAACGACAAAAAGATCCTCGTTTTGCGGCTGACCTTGAAGGCATGCGTAAAAGAACAACTACATTTGATTTAGACGAATACGGCGACCCTATCGAAGGAGGGGAAAACTTTACTCCAGAAATGGGTGAGTTCGAAGAATTACAATTAGCTGACGGGGGACGTGTTGGCGCGATTGAACAAGAAATAATGGAAGAAGAAATTGCAAGAGTTTTGCAATTAGCAGAAGAAGATCCTGGATTACAAGAAGTTTCATTATTCTCACCTAAGGCTCCTGTTGGAATCCTATCCCAAGCATTCAATGCAGGTACATCAAAACTAGCCTCCATGGTTCCGCAACAAGTAACGGAAGCCTTTGCAGGTTTACCGTCACTCATGGCTCGTGGTTCGGGTGAAGGACTTGAACAGGTTGGTAAACGTAGAGGATCGTCCACGTCCCGTGTAAATCAAAACTTAGATGAATTAATTAGTGACTTTTTTGCGCAAAGCAAAGGGGGTACTGACCTTAGTAACGTTAGCCAATATACATTAGAATTGCTCCGCGCAAATATGCCCGCGATCCGTGCAGCGGCGGCAAGGCAAAAACAAAACCCGAAAGCTGGATTAAATCGAATTATCAAAATAATGGACGAACTTGAATAACCTTTACAACACTATGGCTTTCGGATTAATATAATCGTTAAGGAGACCATTCATTAGAATAACTACTTTACTATGGCATCACGAATAGAAGAACTTTTTCAAGACCTCGCCGAATCAGTCTCTGGTTTTGGAGAGTCATATGCGCGAGGCAATCAACAACAACGTCAATACGAACGCAACGCGATAGACACTTCCGATTTAATTAAAGATGACGCTATGCTACTCGCAGGACTAGGTACAGCTGCCACATTACCGTATGCAGGACCCGCGTGGTTAGGCAATTTTGTAACACGTGCCGCTACACCTGTGGTTAGTAAAATGTACGGGGCTGTTGGTGGAGATATGGTAAATCAATCGATACGGAACATGGGTAGCAAACTTCCAGGAAGTTCAGGATCAAGAGTTGGTACAGATGTCGCAGGCAGAATACCAATGCCCGCATCAAAAGCACCAGTACCCACGAACCGTGGACCGCGTGGACCAATCAACATAGAACAACCCGCAGTTACTCCAAAAGCTCCACTACCAGGAACTAGAAATACAGGGGGAGTAAGTGAAACTGATCAAGCAATGATTAAAATGCAACAAGCACAGATGAAACCACCTCAGCCTCCTAAAGAAGGTATTGCGAGCATGCCACAAGGACGAGAATTAGAACGAATGAATAAACGTCGTAATTTTTTAATAACTAAAACAAGATATGATCAATCTTTAATTAAGGCGAACGAAGCACCTTCAAAAGACTATGCTAGAAACCTTGAAGAACTACAACGGTTAGAAGAACTTTTTAAAGGCAAATAACCTATGTCGGAAGACAAAAGAAAAAAGTTAGAACTTTTAAAAGGAATTAATTTAGATTACCTTAATAAATCAGAAGCAAAAGAATTTACGGTTCTTTTAGAAGAATTAAGTAAACGCGAGTTTCAAGAAAAATCCACTAGTACTTTTATGAATTTTGTTCAATCAATTTGGACAGATTTTATAAACGGAGACCATCATCAAAAAATGGCAGCGGCTTTTGATGATATAGCATCAGGTAAATTAAAAAGGCTAATTATAAATATGCCGCCTAGACATACTAAGTCTGAATTTGCATCCCATTTGTTCCCTGCGTATTTATTAGGTAAAAATCCTAAATTAAAAATTATAGAAGCAACACACACCGCTGACCTTGCAATTAACTTTGGACGTAAAGTTCGTGATTTAATTGATGGGGAAGAATATAAAGAATTATTTCCTGAAACAGAATTAAAATCAGATAGCCGTTCTGCAGGTAAATGGCTCACAAGCCAAGGTGGAGAATATTACGCTTCGGGTATTGGAGGTGCATTAGCAGGTAGGGGTGCTGATTTATTTATTATTGACGATCCGCATTCCGAACAAGACGCTATGTCTGATAAAGCATTAGACGAAGCTTACGAATGGTTTATGTCGGGACCACGTCAAAGGTTACAACCTGGAGGCGCAATCGTAATTGTGATGACACGTTGGTCTAAAAAAGATTTAACAGGTCGTCTAATGAAGAAAATGTCACAAGACGAAGGGGCAGACCAATGGAAATTAATTGAGTTTCCTGCAATACTACCTAGTGGTAAATCATTATGGTCTAATTTTTGGTCGCTAGAAGAACTTAATACAATTAAAGCTTCTGTTAGTCCGTCGAAATGGGCTTCGCAATATATGCAAAGACCAACAGGTGAGGGTATATCTATTATACCGAAAGATTGGTTTAAAATTTGGGAACAAGACACACCACCTTCATGCGAATATATTATCCAAAGTTACGATACTGCTTTTTTAAAATCGGAAAGAGCTGACTTTACTGCAATAACTACGTGGGGTGTTTTTTACCCTGAAGGTAAAATAGGGGAAGAACATTACAAAGGCGGAGAAGCTCATTTAATTTTAATTGATTGTGTAAAAGAACGTTTTGATTTCCCTGAATTAAAAGCTGAAGCTTTACGGTTATATGAATATTGGGAACCTGATACAGTAATTATTGAAGCTAAAGCTAGTGGTATCCCATTAGTACAAGAATTACGTAGAGTAGGTATTCCTGTAAACACTTTTAGTCCAGGAAAAGGTCAAGATAAGATTGCAAGACTTAACGCAGTTTCTCCAATTTTCCAAGACGGAAGGATTTGGGTTCCTGAAAACAGGTGGGGAGAAGAACTTATGGAAGAAGTTTCTGATTTCCCTGCAGGCGAAAACGATGACCTTGTAGATGCGACAACTTTAGCATTAGCGCGGTTTAGAGAAGGTGGATTTTTAAGTCTTTCCACTGATTATGAAGACGAATACGATTACCCAAGAACGCAAAGGGTTTATTATTAATCAAATAAGTAGTAGAGTTTGTATATATGGCAATAGAAAGAACACCATTTTCAGTAATTCCAGGAACTGAAGAAGACCTAGCAATAGAAATTGAACAACCTGAAATGATGGATCCTCAAAATACGGAAGTGTATTTAGCAGAAGACGGATCCGCTACGATTGGATATGATCCAGAAGAACAAATTAATTTACAGTTCGGAGAAAACATAGCTGAAGTCATTGATGAACGAGAATTATCTGCAATCGCGTCTGAATTAACAAGTTTATATGAAGACGATTTAGAATCACGAGATGATTGGTTCAATACTTTTAGTAAAGGTTTAGATTTATTAGGTATTAGGGGAGAAGATAGGTCACAACCCTTTGAAGGAGCCTCTGGAGTACACCATCCAATTCTTTCAGAAGCGGTAATTCAGTTTCAATCCCAAGCTTATAAAGAATTATTGCCTGCAGGAGGACCTGTAGACACAGAAGTTTTAGGATTAAGCGACGATGCTAAGTTAGAAAAAGCAAATCGCGTAAAAAACTTCATGAATTATCAAATAACTTATAAAATGGAAGAATTTGACCCAGAAATGGATCAATTATTATTTTATTTACCCTTATCAGGTTCCGCATTTAAGAAAATTTACTACGATCCGTCCTTAGGGCGAGCAACTTGTCGTTTTATTAAGGCAGAAGACTTAGTTGTTCCGTATTACGCAGTAGATTTACTTACAGCCCCTAGAATTACACATGTAATCCATATGACTGAAAATGAATTACGCAAAATGCAAATTTCTGGTTTCTATAAAGACATTGATATGCTTTCTCCAGGAACCGTAGAGGTCAGTGACGTTGAAAAAAAGGTAGAGGAGCTAGAAGGAATTACAAGAACGACGTCTGACGAAGAATTTACTCTTTTAGAGATGCATGTTGAATTAGATATCGAAGGTTTTGAAGACAGAGACAATAACGGCGAAGAAACAGGTTTAGCACTACCCTATATTGTAACAATATGTAAAGATACAAACGATATTCTTGCAATAAGACCAAATTATAGACCAGAAGATCAAATGAGAAGGAAAATTGAGCATTTTGCTCATTTTAAATTTCTCCCTGGACTAGGATTTTACGGATTTGGGTTAATCCACATGATGGGAGGACTTACTAAGTCTGTAACTGCAATTTTACGTCAATTAATAGACGCAGGTACACTTTCTAACCTGCCTGCAGGATTTAAATCACGTGGGTTAAATATTCAAAAACATGATGATCCATTACAACCAGGAGAATGGAGAGATGTTGACGTTCCTGGAGGTCGACTATCAGACTCTTTCCTTCCGTTACCATATAAAGAACCAAGTGCAACATTGATGTCTTTATTAGGTTCTTTAATTGATTCAGGTAAACAATTTGCCGCAACTATCGAACAACCTACGGGAGATGGTAATTCTGAAGCCCCTGTTGGAACAACTGTTGCTTTATTAGAAAAAGGACAACGTGTTATGTCTGCAATCCATAAAAGATTGCATTACGCACAACGTCAAGAATTTAAAATTTTAAAAAGAGTTTTTGGAGAGTTTTTGCCGCCTGAATATCCGTATCAAGTTCAAGGAGCGTCTGAAAATGTATTTTCAAAAGATTTTGACACATCTGTAGACGTAATTCCTGTAAGTGATCCTAATATCTTCAGTATGACTCAAAGAATTGTTTTAGCGCAAACACAATTACAAATGGCACAAGCAGCACCTGAGCTTCATAATTTAAGAGAAGCTTATCGTAAAATGTATTTAGCTTTAAATATTAAAGACATCGATTCGGTACTTCCACAAGAAGAAGAAATACCGCCCAGAGATCCTATAAGCGAAGAACAAGCAGCTATAGTCGGAAACCCTATAAAAGCTTACGAATTTCAAAACCATGAAGCATATATTGCAGCGCATAGTGCTTTCATGCAAAATCCTATGGTTCAACAAAATCCTCCAGCAATGCAGGCGATTGGAGCAAATATACAAGAACACCAAGCAATGTTGTACAGAATACAGATTGAACAAGCAATAGGTCAGCCTTTACCTCCTATGGAAGATGGACAAATGCCTCCAGAACTAATGAATCAAATCGCAGTTATGGCGACACAGGCAACACAACAGGTCACAGGACAAGCACAAGCTATGGCTGAAGCTGAAGCAGCAAAACAAAGAGATCCACAAAGAGAAATGTTTGAAGCACAGCTTGCATTAGAGCGTGATCAATTAATGCAAAAAGAAGGAAAAGACCAACGCGATAAAGAAGTTGAGTTAATGAAAGCAGAAATGCAAGGACAGATTGAACGTGAAAAAATTGCAGCACAAAATGAACGTGAGGACATAAAAGCTGCAGTTGATTTACAAGAAGCAGAATTACGAACTCAAAGAGACGTTGAAAAGAATTTCACTGAATTAGTTAAAACAGTACGTGAAAGTACAAATCAAAATGGAGAAATATAATGAATAGTTATAGTGATAACAAAAACTACCCAAAACCTAAAAGTATGGGCAGTTCTTCAAGTATGAGCGATCCTTCTGTTCAAGACGACACAAGAACAAAAGACGTAAAAGCTGGAGAATTAATTATAAAAGATGACAAAGTATCGGGCGAAGAAGCGAAGATGAAAGCTGGATACGGTCAAACAAAAGGACTTCTTTATTATAAGTACATTAAATAAATAATTAATGGATTATATTAAAGCGGCGGAGCATTTGCTCCAAAAAATACGAGAGAGAAAAGAAGCTCTCTCGCAAACACTGGCTACAGGTGGTGCTCAGGACATTGAGCAATATCATCGAATAGTTGGTGAAATCGCAGGTTTGAATATAGCGGAGCAGGAGATTCAAACTTTAAATAAAAATATGGAGGAAATAGATGACTGATACTGTTCCAAACCGAGTTGACAATTTTGGCAGCAAAGGAGAAGTCCCTGAAAAGGAACTAACACTAACTGTTGAGACGTTAGATTCGCACACGGAAAAATTACCGCACCCCACTGGTTATAGAATTTTAATCCTGCCTTTTGTGGCACAAGCAGTGACTAAAGGAGGCATACATTTATCTAAACAAACGCTAGACAAAGAACGACTAGCAACTGTTGTAGGTTATGTTGTCGAACTTGGACCTGATGCCTACGGAGACTTAAACAAGTTTCCTGACGGACCTTGGTGTAAAAAAGGAGATTGGGTTATATTCGGCAGATATGCTGGAGCTCGTTTTCAAATAGAAGGTGGCGATATGCGCCTTTTAAATGATGATGAAATTTTAGCAAAAATAGATAACCCAGAGGATATATTATCATAAACGTGGAGAAACCATGCAAGAAGAAGCACAAAATTTAGAAATAGAACTAGAACTTCCTGAAGGGGAAGTAGATATAAGAGAGGCAGATGTTGATGACTCAATACCTAATAATCAAGGTGTAGAGGCGCAACCTGCTAAAGAAGATGAGTTAGATAAAATTAGCGAAGGCGTCCAAAAACGTATCGATAAACTAACTTATAAAATGAGAGAAGCTGAAAGACAACGCGATGAGGCTGTAACTTACGCACAAAATGTACAAACGGATAATTCTACATTACGTGATAAATTAAAAAGTTCAGACTCTTCCCTTTTCAAAGAGTACGACAATAGAGTACAATCTGATATAGAACGAGCCAAAGAAAATTTAAGAACGGCTCAAGAACTAGGAGATGGGGATGCAGTCGCAACAGCAACGGAAAAACTTTCAAGGAGTGCAGCAGAAGCTGAAAACCTTAAAAGACTTTCTGCGCAACAACAAGTTAGAGCGCAAAACGTTGAACAATCTGTTTCAGAAGTTCCTCAACAAAGATTTGAACAACCAGAACCAGAACCAGATCCAAAAGCGCAGGAATGGGCTAATAACAATAACTGGTTTGGTAAGGATCAAGCGATGACTTACGCAGCGTTTGGTATACATAAAGAATTAGTTGAAGAAGGAATAGACCCTACTTCAGATGGATATTATTCTAAAGTCGATCAAAGAATGAAAGAATATTTTCCAAATAAGTTTTCAGAAGAGCAATCTGCACCAGTGCAACAGGTTGCTGCCTCTAGCCGTGGGGCTGTAGGTAAAAAAACCGCCCGCAAAATAAAACTCACACCAAGTCAAGTAGCGATAGCTAAAAGACTAAATGTGCCACTAGAAGAATATGCAAAGCATATGGAAGGAGTATAAAATGACAGAAGATAATAAAACAGACGTCACCACTGATCGTAACTCACGATCTGCAGAGACACGAGACACACAAACTCGCAGAAAACCTTGGCAACCCCCGTCTATGTTAGACGCACCCGTAGCCCCTCCTGGATACCAACATCGTTGGATTCGAGAATCTGTAAGAGGATCAGATGATAAATCTAATATGTCAAAACGTATTAGAGAAGGATATGAACCTGTGAGAGCAGAAGATTATCCTGATTTTGAAGCTCCTACTATAGAGGATGGAAACAGATCAGGAGTTATTGGAGTTGGAGGTTTAATCCTCGCAAAAGTTCCAGTTGAAACCGCAAATGAAAGGAACGCTTATTTTAAAACACAAACAAGCGATCAACTTAACGGTGTAGACCATAACTATATGCGAGAAAGCGATCCTAAGATGCCTATTAAGGATAGTGATATTCAAAGGTCATCAAAGGTTCAATTTGGTAGTCGACCAGATGAGTCGTCTAAATAATAATAATAATTTTATATAGAGGTATATATTATGGCAAATACAAATGCCCCAAACGGGTTTACGCCAGCATACCACATGTATGGAGGTGTTATTCGTCCGTCTCGTATGAGAATTGCTAGTGCAACTAATGCATCAATCTTTTCAGGTGATGTTGTTTCTTTATCTAGTGGTTACGTAATTCAAGGCACGGCGACAAGCACTCCTATAGGTGTTTTTTATGGTGTATTTTTTACAGCAACTGACGGCACTCCAACTTTTTCTAAAGTTTGGACTGCTGACACGGCTACACAAGGCGGAGCGGATGCCGAAGCTTTAGTTTATAGCGATCCTGGTATCGTTTATGAAGCTCAATTTACTGCAGGTACACCTGCTGTAAGTTTTATCGGCAGCAAGTACACTCTTTCAACTACTGCGGGCTCAACGCTCAACGGTAGATCGAAAGAAGGTGTTACTGCAACAACTTCGTCAGGTATAGCTTTATGTGTAGGCTTTAACTTGTCCCCATCGAATTCGATAGGCGCAAGTGCAAGAGCTTACTTCACATTCCCGACGAATACGTTCGCGGTTTAATTTAGGAGTATAAATAATGGCAATTAATAGAGCACAATTAGTAAAAGAGCTAACTCCTGGACTGCACGCACTTTTTGGGTTAGAGTATGATCGTTATAACAACGAACATGAAGATATTTTCGACACCGAGAGTTCTGAAAGAGCTTTCGAGGAAGAAGTAATGTTAACTGGCTTCGGTGAAGCATCTGTTAAAGGGGAAGGCGCAGGAGTCGTTTACGACACAGCGCAAGAAGCTTGGACAGCACGTTATTCACACGAAACTGTAGCACTAGCTTTCGCCCTAACGGAAGAAGCTATTGAAGACAATCTTTATGATACTCTTTCTTCAAGGTACACAAGAGCCTTAGCTCGTTCAATGCAAACAACCAAACAGGTTAAAGCAGCGAATGTTCTTAATAACGCTTTCAACTCCAGCTTTGTTGGTGGTGATGGTAAAGAACTTTGCGCTACTGATCACCCGACAGTTGCAAACATTGACATGAAAAATGAGCTAAGTACGGCAGCAGACCTTAATGAAACTTCTCTTGAACAAGCTTTGATTGATATCGCAGCTTTTCAAGACGAGAGAGGTCTTAAAATAAATGCACAAGCAACGAAATTAATCATTCCGCCTGCTTTGCAATTTACAGCTGACAGACTCATGGAAAGTCCTGGACGAGTAGCAACCTCAGATAACGATATCAATGCTATAAGAAATATGGGCATGGTTTCAGGAGGATACGCGGTAAATCATTATCTAACAGATACTGATGCGTTCTTCTTAAAAACTGATGTACCTAATGGTCTTAAGCATTTCGTTAGAACACCTGTATCTACCAGTATGGAAGGCGACTTCGAAACTGGAAACGTTAGATATAAGGCTAGAGAGCGTTACAGCTTTGGATTTAGTGATTGGAGAGGAATTTTCGGATCTCCAGGAGCTTAATCTTTACAGTTCTTATTGGAAAAGGGATCTTCGGATCCCTTTTCTTTTTTGATTCGATGATATAGAATGGATTCGAACTAGGGTAATTATAATTAATCTATCGACTGACCTAGCAGACTCGCCAAGACGATAGAATTTTATTAAGGAGACTTAATATGGCAAAATCGACATTTTCAGGTCCAGTCAAATCTTTGACAGGATTTATTTCAGCAGGTGTTGGCAACAGCGTAAGCTTAACAGCAGACACCTCATTAACAGTAGCAGATCACGCAGGAAAAATCTTGTTGTGTAATGATGCAGACGGTAAATTTACTTTACCTTCTATAAATATTTCAGTTCCAACTGATTCAACAGACCCAAACCAGTTAAACAATATCGGGGCTTCTTTCTATTTTGTAATAGAAACAGCAGCTACTGATCTTGATATTTTAACTGACGGAACTGACAAGTTTAAAGGTGCTGTTATGGTTGCTGTAGATGACGGAGCTAAAAAAGCTTTTGTTTCAGCAGCATCTAACGATGTTATGACTATGAATGGTTCAACAAAAGGTGGTATTGTAGGGAGTGTTGTAAAGGTTAGNAGAAAAAACATGGCTAAATCGACATTTTCAGGTCCAGTCAAATCTTTGACAGGATTTATTTCAGCAGGTGTTGGCAACAGCGTAAGCTTAACAGCAGACACCTCATTGACAGTAGCAGAT